ATAAACTTAACTTCTTTTTTAGCGGCTTTCTTTTGAGCGGCTAAAACTCCGTCGATTTGGTTTTGCATTTCGTCGCGAGTTACTTTAATGTCCGACTTTAAGTCAGCGATTGCGTTAGTCGTATCGTCTTTGATAGACTTAACATTTTCAGCCATTTGGCCGATTTGATTTTCTAGTTCCATTTTCTATTTTTTAAATAGGTTATTAAAATTGTTTATTGCCTTATATAAATCCTCGTTAGATTTCGTTTCGGTTAATATCGGCTCGACTGCGACTGCGGGTAGAGTGATTTCTTTAACTACTTCTATTTCTAATATTTCGGATTGTATTCTTTTTATTTCTATTTCCATTAATGCGAAAGTCTCGTCCGTAAAACGGCCACTTTTAAACGCCTTTAATAGTTTTTCTAATCTATCGTTAAGGTTATTTTTACGATCCTCGCCTTTTACGTCTAAAGTCGGAGTCTCCGGATTAGCCGCCCAAAGTACCGCAGATCCTTCGTATAGTTTTAATTCCGTAATAGTTCGAACTCCTTTCTTATCTACGCTAGAGTTAATAGTACTGAATCCTATTGAGTGTTGGTTAATTAAACCCGCGTCGTACATTTTAATTACGTCTTCGCCCATTTCGGTATCTACTATTGGAGTGATCGCTATTAACATATCGTTCTCTACGTATAATTGCTCCGGCTTACCTATTACCGAGTCCATTTCCGCGCAATGATCTACTAAAGACCAAATAAGATTTTTACCCATTGGACCGCGTTCTCTAATAGTCTTAGTAAACGCTTCCGCTACTATAATGTCGTTATCTAAATCCACATTACCGCAACGCGCCCAAACTGTTTTAACTCTTCTTTGCGCGCTATCTACGTCCATAACGGAATAAGTAGAATCTTGTTTCTCCGCTATTATGTCTTTAAATTGGTATTTTTTCATAGCCTAAATAAATTATTCTTGATTCAAAGTTATACTATTTTTTTTTATTGTAGAGCGGACCGTATTAAAGTCCTTACCTCCATTTGTTGCGGGTTCTTTATTATCCCCCATATTCTACCGACGTCTCCCTTCGGAGGATTATTTTCTAGCTTTTGTAAATTACCCGAAGCGTCCCTTTGTGCCTCATAGCCTAAAGTGCAACGGCAATTACAAACGTTTCCGGCGTGCGCGCTAGAGTCGCAAGGGTGTAACATTAAGTCTATATATTTAATCCCTTTAACTGTAAAAGTTTCGTCTATTGGAACTTGTACTCCGTCCATACTTAAATGGTCCGTTTGATCCCTTGGAATCCTACGAGTTCTAGCGTCTCTAGTAGCTATCCACTCTTTAACCGTAACTAATCCCGTAGAGACTGCGCCTACTACTGATCCAACGTTAGCCGCTCTTCCCGTTTCGGTCCTAGCAATTAAAGCCGCTCTATAATCGGTAAGGTCGCTAACTCTTAACAGTTTAATAGTTTCGTTAATAGTTAAGTTTTGTTCTTGCGCTTGTATTAAGAATCGTCTTATTTGTTCTTTTGTAGTGTCGGTTATTCCCTCAGCTAACTCCTCTAATCCCTTTTGTTCTAGGTAGGTTAAGATAGTGTAAGACCATAGATCCGTTAAAGCCGACTTAACCTCTTTAGGTCCGGTAGTAGACTTAACGCTTTTATTTACATTTTTATAAGCAATACCCGCCATTTTAGTACCTAAAGCTAAATGCAATTTTTGAATAGTCTTCTTAATGGCCTTACTACTAATAGCGTTATAGTCTAACGTATTGCAGTAGGTATCTACTTGCCTTTGTAACTCCTTCTCGAATTTAGGGGAGTATTGTTTTAAAGCGTTCCAATAAAGTTTTTTATAGTCTTGCCATATCATAACTATAAGTTATCGCTAGGAAGTGTTAAGGGTTGGAACTCGTCGGTAGCTTGTAAACTACTAGGAATATATAATTTCTGCATTTCGTCCGTAGGAATATAGTCCGGAGTTTTTATACCCATTATTTCATTTTTTTGCGCCGGCGGAATCCACCACGCTTTTTCTAACCAAGTTACTTGTTCGGTTTTATTTGACTCTAACTCTTGGTAAACTTTAATATCGTAGTCTACGTAAATGTCGGTCCCTTTGTAGCCCCAATCGGTGTGAAGTTTACGGTTAAGATTGTCTCTTAATGAATCTAGTAAAGGAATAGCGCAACGAAGAGTTAACGCTTTCTCGCCTTCTAATTGGTTATTATATGTCTTATTATCTGCGTCGTTTAATAACTGCGAAGGAACTCCGTAGATATTACAAAGGGCTTTCATATCCCACTTTTCGGACTCTATTATATTTAATTCTACCGGACTTAATCCTATTTGTTTCCAATCTACTTCGTACGCAGAAACCGCAATAGAATTAAAGTTTTCAGCGCCTCCCTTTTGTGCGATTGAAGTCTTTAACGCTTGGGCTTGTTGGCCCCCGCTAGCCGGATCGAATCTTTGATCCTTCATAAATAAAACTCCCGCCGGTCCTCCATTTTGGAACGCAGAAACCGCCGCAGTCTTTGCCTCGTTGGATCTAGTTAAAGTCCTAGAAGCCGCCAATAAAGGAGACTGTCCGTAAAGTTGATTACCGGTAACGGTCCAAGAAGGATTAAAATATTTATCGTGTAAAATTTCCTTAGCGTCAAAAGACCACATTTTACCGTAGTATAATTGATAACCTAATCTAGTAGGAGGGAAGACTTCAATATCCGCAATGATAGCCATATATTGAGCGGGAAGAGCGAATAACTCGTAAGGCTTGCTTTGATTATTTCCGCTTTCTATTAGTTTAGCGTATAAGAAAGTATTTCCTATCATTAACTTAAATCCGCAATATTGCTCTACTAGATCCGCGAAAGTATCTTCCTCGTTAGGATATTTTAGTAACTCGTTAAGACGTGCGTCTCCGGTATACATTTCGTAGGCCTTTGTATGTAGGTCGGATACTTCTTGCCAATTAGTTATCTTATCCGGTTGCTTCATTAAAGCCTTATAACGTTTAGAGGAAACTTCGTCTACTACTCTATAAACGTGGAACGGCGCTAGCTTTGCTTTGTCCGTTATTAGTTTTATAATTGAGTAAACTATGTCGTTAGCTTGATAGCCGTCTCTTACGTAGGCTTGTTGGTTACCTCCTTGCCAAGTAACGATCCCTCTTTGGATTGCTACTTGTTGCGCAGTATTAAAATTGGGAGGTAAAACTGTGTCTAGTGTCTTTTTATTCGTGAATATATCAAATAACCCCATAATAGAATATTTATTCAAAGTTAACAATTTTTATTTACCAAACGCCGACGACAAACTTCGGCTTAAACTCGAACCAAGTTCTCATAGCTAGCATATCCGAGAAATCGGGGGACCTTCCTATAAGTTGCTTTACCTTATCTTTTGGGATAATCCCTTTTTTAGCGTCGTTATCTACTGACTTTTGCTTTATTTGCTCTAACTCTTCTACGATCATTTGTTTGAAGGTAGAAGGGCAATCTATATATATTTCGTCGCTATTAATCTTCTCGGCTAACTTAAAATAACATTGGCTCTTTAAGTTGTCGAAGTTATCCTTTGTTCTGCTTATAGGGTTTTCTAGGGGAGAACTATTATTTACAAATCCTTTGCAAGCTAGTATATCTACCGCTCCGCCGCCTACGCCGTCTTCGTCTAGTAGTACGTTAGAAATAGGGACCGAGTTCTCGGCCATTAATTGTCTAACGATCTGCGCTACTTCTACTATCGACTTCTTAGAGTACCTATAAACCTTAACGCGGTAGCCACTCCATACACCGATAACAGTACTATCGCTACCAAAACGAGCAACGTCGCAAGTAATATACTTATCGCCGCTACTAACAAAATCGTTACTAAAGCTATTAATAATCTTATCATAGTCTAAAAGGCTTGAAGGATCGGATAAATACTCCCAATTACCAAACAGTAAACGCTCCTTACTTTCTTTGTCTAAAGTTAATAAGTTTTGTTTATAGTGCTTAGAAATAAAGGGATTATCGTCTACTAGTGATTGAATAAACTTTTTATTTAGTTCTAGTTCGTTGTCTCGGTCCGGCTTATAAAACTCCGAGTAGGTCCAATTCTTAGCGGGGTTACAAGTGTATAACTGTTTCGGGATTAGGTTGTAATCGTCTAGCCTAAAACGAATCCTAGACTTAACGATATTCTTTGCCTTATCGGTTACTTGATTAGCCTCGTCTATAAATGAATCGGTTATTTCTAACGATCCTAATTCATCAAAGTTTGGATCGCTAGGGTATTGGAATAGATCCTTTAGTAAGATTACGGAACCATTAAAGAACTCTATTTGATTTGATTGTCCGTTATAACGGTAGTGTTGATTAGCTACTAGTCCTTGGATTTTAGCTACTTGAAAAAAGGAAACTAAGGTAGTTTCTTTAAGCGTCTTTAGGACCGCTCTACCTATTAGTCCTCTAGTCTCCGGATATTTTAATCTACGTTTAATTTGGAAATAACACCCAAGCGCAGTCTTCCCTCCTCCGGCTCCTCCGCCGAATAATACTTCGTTAGTTATATTGTCCTCTAAATAGTCTAAAGCGATTGTCTGCTTTACTGTTAGCTTCATATTAGGATTATAAGGAACTCGTTTTACTTTCGTAAGTCTTCTCTTCGTTCCAAGTTACTTGCATATTTCCGGAGTGTTCTATTTCTTGTTTCTCTACAAATCCTCTTTTCTTACCTTTTGTCTTTAAGTAAAAGATAGTAGACGAAACTTCGCCTTCCTCTATTTGTTTATGGAGTTTACTTTCTACAAAGTCTAACGCTATATCTGCTATACTTTCTACTGACTCTTTATAAGTCTCGTCTTCTCTTAGCCAACGATAGTGAGTTTCTCTAGATATTCCTACCATTCGGCAAGCCGTAGTAACTATTCCTAGAGACTTTTCTAGGGCTTCTATCATATTCTTTTTTAATATGTCATTATTTGTCATAGCGCAAAGTTAAAGATTAAACCCGCAGTTCGGGCAATTTATCGGTTCCTTAACGTTAGTCTCGTCTTTTGGTTCCGGTACTTCTTTGTCAAAGGTAGGCAAATCTAATCCCCATTCTACAAGGGCGGAAACGGACCATTCATTCGCTAGCGTGTCCCAATCCCAAGCGCCGAAGGCTAGGTTATCTTTTATAATAAACTCTTCCTTTTGTTCTTTGGTAAAGTTCATTACTTGCTTAACGGGGACGTCTAAAAGGCCGGCTTCTATGCAAGCCCTTAGACGCATATTCCCGCCGAGAACTGTATTATTCTCGTCGATTACAAGGGGACGTAATTCTAGCATTTGGGGGAAGGATCTAATAGAGTCTACTAGTTGCTTAAACTTATCGTCCGTAATGTAACGGGGGTTAGACGGGTTAGGTCGTATATCTTCTATTCTCATAGGGTTTTTATCTCTTTTTTAACTTCTATATAAAATTGTCTTGCTTGTAATGTCGTATATGGGGAATCACTTAATTTCTTATATACTAATGATTCTAATATTTGATTTACTGCTATTAATGCAGATATTTTAGCATTATCGCATTCTTTACAATTAAATGTAAAAAAGTCTATTAACTCTACCGATTTCTCTTTTGCAGTCATAATAATTTTATTTGCCTTGGCCTTTGTAGGCTTTAGTCGGTTTGTCTTTAGGTCCTTTAGTTTTAGTTGCCTTACCGCCTTTTCTGCGGCCGAAGGTTACTTTACCGGAGTTACTTAGTTTCGCCATTTTTATATTTATTTATTATTTCATACAGTTCCGCCCTCGTCCATTTCTTGACTCTATCGTTTACGGCTTGACGTTCTAGGTTCTTTACTGCGTCTTCGCCTATTTTTCTTACTAATCCTATTCTATACATAGCTTGATTGCCGTATTTATACATATTGCAAGAAGCGCATTGAATATTAACGTTTAGTTCGTTGTATCTAAGGGAAGAGAAACCTTTAACGGGGAAATAGTGGCCGGCTTGATTGGCCGAGTTAGATCCGCAAGAAATACAAGTTTCGTCTTCGTCTCTTTTACGAACATAAGCGTTAAAAACCTTTTGAGTTTGCTCTAGTACTTTGGGTAACGGCTTTAATGTCATTAACCAAATTTAGGATTTATTTTTATAAATTACTCTTTTGGCCTCAAAGTATAGGTTAAAGGTAATTAGCAGTAAGCAAGCTAACGGGACCGAAATAAGGAGAAAGTATATCATTTGTAGGATAAAAATAACTGTCGCTTTTATCATTGGTTATAGGTTTTCTATGTTACTCATTTCTACCGTATGTTCAATATGTATTTTATCTAAAAAATTAGCAAATTCCCTACCTAATTTTATAACATCTTCCCCGTTTTTTAATGTAATTTTTACATCTTTATTTTTCCAAGTAAATGTAATACCAAAAGGTATTGGCTCTAAATTAATTGACATTTTTTCCATAGGTTATTTGTTTTTTTTAGTTTAAAAATTACGTTCTTCTTTTAATTCATATTTAAGCGACTCTATTTCATCTTTTAATTCTTCTAATTGCTCCTTTTCTTTTTCAAGTGAATTATCTACTAAATCAAGCACTTCATTCATAAGCCAATTAGCATCACCTTTTAATTGGTATCGTTCATTAATGCTTTGTAGACTTTCTTTTAATTCTTGCATTGGTGTTTTCATATTTATTTGTTTTGGTTTAATAGTATCTAAATACATAGGTTATTTGTTTTTAAAATTTGAATGATAATATTTCTGTTAGCCAACCAAATTGAATCTCCTTTGTGCCATCTGTATTAATAGTAAATGATAAGTATGGTAGTATTAACCAGCTTTTATTCTTTTTCATAGGTTATTTGTTTTGGTTATAGTTGATTATTATAAAATAGCATTAAAGTATATTTCTTGCATTGGTCCCTAACAAAGTCTTCGCTAGTTAGTCGCTCTTCGTCTTCCTTATTTTGTAGCTTAGTACGGTAGAACGCTAGGACCTTACTTTTTATTGAGTTGGCTTTATCTTTTGTTAAGATCGTAATATTTAACTCTTTTCGTTTCCAAAGTATGTCAAAGGCTTTAGCATTTAGGAACCTAAAGTCCTTACTCTTTGAGTCGGCCCAAAATTCTTGATTTAAGGCTAATATTTCCTCTTCGGACACTTCTCTAGGCTTTGGCTCCGGTAACTCGACTACGACGCTCCTACGGACCTTTATAGCTATTTTTTCGTAGGCGCTTAAAACTTCCCCTACAAATTTAGGAGTAAACTTAATAGCCTTGTCTACGTCTAGCTTATTTAGGGCGTACATTTCAAAGGCGCAACCTAACTCTTTTAGACAAAAACGTTTATAGTTATCTATTACAAAAGTTACCATAAACTCGAACTCTTCCGCAGTTGGTATAGTACACCCGCTAAAATGAAGACAAGTTTTTAAGTGTTCTTTTACTTCGATCCTAGCGCAACGTCCTACGCCCATAGTTTGAAGAGCGTCTATTACTTTTAATTCGTGTTTTTCTAGAGCGTTAGAGACTCTTAAGTTTGGCAAACTCACGCTCGGCGTAAGATTGTTTATTGTAGTCGGGAGTAGTTCGTTTAACGATTTCATCTAGCCAAGATTTATTATTTAAAAATGTTTCGGGGTTTTTGCGGAACTGTTTGTCGGGAACTGCCTCTATGTATAAAGGTAAATAATTCATTATATCGTTACGGTCCTTATCCGATAATTTATTCCACTTACTTTTTAGTTTCTGCTTATCGCCTACCTTTTTGTCGTAATCATTCCAAAAATAATCGAAATCTATATTTATATTTTTATCTTCATTTACATTTACATTTTCATTTTCCATATGGGAGGTCATATGACCTATCGTATGTTGGTTAACTCCTTTAATATTATTCCTTCTAGACTGTGTAAAGGCCATTCTTTTACTTTTTTCCTCGTCTAGCCGAACGTTATACCATAAACCGGTAGGATCTTGGATAAATTTGTCCTTAATGTTTTTCCATAGTTGACCGACCGTATGACCTATCATATGTTCGGTCATATGACCTCGGTTAAACTGTAACATAAGTAATTCTAGATAGGCTCCCTTCTCTTCGAAGGTCATACCCATAGTTCCCCCTAAATAATCGTTAGGGTAAAATAAAAACGCGGGATCCTTTGACATAAAATAAAAACGCCCCTTTGAATCCCCGCTAGTAGGATTAGCGGTTCATCTCAAGGGCAATAAGTTCTAAATAGAGTATCCTACACTCTAACCCAAATATAAGTAATTAAATATAAACTTCGTCCGCTTTACTTGCTCTTTTTCTAAAGAATCCTTCGTAAGTAGGGTACTCCTTCATAAATAAGCGGGAGTAAAACGGCTTCGCGTTATTGTTAACTTTAAAGTCGTCTCCGTTTGCTTTTACCGGAGTCTCCCAACGAATAATATTAAAGATAAATTCTGCGGATAAATTCTTAAATCCTCGCTCGATAGACTTAAACGTATAACGCTTAAAGTACTCGTAAATCTGCGGATTTTGTTTATGATAATCATTAAACCATTTAAAATCCTCCGTCTCTAGTTCGTCAAATAAAGTCTTCATAACGTTATTAATTTAAAAGGGTAAATCGTCTATTTGTTGGTTATTACTGTATTCCTTTTTAGCCTCCGGATTAAACTTAATTTCCTTACCGCGACCGACGTAATCTTTTTTCTTTTTTTCTGCGCGGTCCTCCTTGGATTGGTTATTCCATACGGAGTGAGTGTTATCCTTCTCGTCCTTTTCTCTTAATAGGTCGATAGCTAGGTTTGCGTAGTGTTTTACGCCGCTTTTAGTTTGGACCGGAACCCAAGTTATTTTATCGCGTTCTACATTAATTACGATCATAAAATTATTTATTTAAAGTTAATGAATAAGTTTGTTTATAAGACTTTAGAGGTATTTGTCCGCGCTCGAATTTCTTAGCGCTTTCCTCTATTGCTTTTTGCTCGGCCTTTAATCCTTGGATCTTGTCTTCTAGTTCGGCCCATTTATCGGAGTAGGCTCCATAGTCGTAAGTCTGCGAATCCTTTAGGGAAATCTTAGCCCCCAAGTAATCGTATGATCCTTTAGGACATTTACTTAAGAAGTCGATAATATACTCCTCGGACTTTACTCTTAAAGCCTTAGCAAAGTTTTCGATAGCCGCTATTTTAACGGCTACGAACTCCGGATTTATACGACCGTCCTCTA